TCGAGAAAGACCGTCTTATAACAGCCGGTAAAATAAGGGTCATCACTAGAAATCGCGATGACGGTGTGGTGCCCCCAACACCAGGGCCTACGTACTTTCCTACGCATCCCAACAATATGCAATATTTTATTGTAGGGAATTACAGCGGTGGCGCGGAAGCCTACGTAGGTGTGTCAACTCTCGCGCAACTCACCAGCATCACTGCACGCGCGCTTGACTACATGGAGGATACGACAGTCAATTTTAGCACTGCAGGCGTGCTTGTTGATGACTTGATAGGCGTTAGCATCACGGACCCTGCCTATTGGACTTCTGCAGAATATCCCGGCACAAACCCCTTTACGTTTGTAGTCAAGACAGTTGCGCCGGGCGGTAACGTAAACCGCTTGGAGTTGTATGCGCCCTTTCCTGCTTTCTACAATGGATTTAGCTGGACAATATCACGTTTGAGTTTGACTGCATATGCTGGCAAGACATTGCGCAACGGTGCGCCGGGTGCTGGCAACTTTCGTGATCGGCGATTTAACCGCGTATTTGACGAAGTAGCTACAGCCGAAAACGCGGTCATTGCCACGAAAGCAGACATGTTGTCTCTCACTAACGAAGTAGCCGGCGCAAATCTGGTAAGCGAAACCGTCACCGTGAGCTCGTCGATATGAGTACGCTCGTACAAATCAAAAGCCAATTTATTCGGTCTATACCGTCTGAGAGCGTGTACCGCTTTCAACTAGACATTATCGACACGGTAAACATTGATTTTGACGTGCTCGTATTCGATGCAGAGCACGATACATTCTCACGCGTAGCTAGCGTCTACGACCTGGAATCCTTTCCTGTGGGTAAAACTGCAGCTATCTCTGCGGGTCTGGACTTTTACAGGGGCCGCGGTGCGCAATTAAATTTTGCAACCATTAAAGACGCCACCGGCTTTGAGATTATTACGCGTAATAGGTTTAAAATACTTGCGGTTGCATGGGCATCTATAGTAGACGCCTTCGAGGGTACTGATATAGTATCCGTCGATTCTAATATTACGCCGTAAGTTCAGTTAAGGAAATCATCGCAATGTCAGCTATCACGTTGTTCAATTTCGAAGGTACGCAGGTTCGAGTTTCGATGGATGAGAAGGGAGAGCCTTGGTTTGTGGCTAAGGATGTCGTAGCCGCACTTGGCAGCGTGTGGTGTAGCACAGCGGTCGAACATGTACCCGCGCGTTGGAAAGGGGAGAGATCCGTTATCACCCCCGGCGGGAATCAGTCAATAGTTGCTCTATCTGAGTCAGGTCTAAACTTCTACGTCATGCGTAGTGACAAACCCAAAGCGTTCCCATTCCAAGAATGGTTAGCCGGTGAAGTCCTGCCGTCCATCCGCAAGACCGGCAGTTATTCGCGCGAACCTGCGCCGCAGCCGATGATGCTGAGCAAAGACGCTGAAGTGCGGGCGACAATCTTAGAGACCGCCGCTTTCATCCTTAAAATCATTCCGACCACGCGCCCGGAAATGGCAGCTGCGTGCACCATGCGCGCACTCGCTGCTTGCGGCCTGATGCCTAAGGTCGGACACGAAGAGATGCGCAACTTAATATCCGTCGACTGGGACAAGGCGCCATCTCTAACCCCAACAGAGATCGGGCAGAAGCTAGGCGGCGTCAAACCGGCTCTAGTAAACAAAATGCTTGAATCCCGCGGACTGCAGAAAAAAGGCCGGCAAGAAGTGGGAGCCTACCGAGGACGGGAAAGCCTATGCAGGTGCCGTGGCGTATCAAGCTGAGCATAGCGATCACAAAGGCGTGCAATTGAAGTGGACGCCGGAAGTGGTAGACGTACTGATGCAGGACTCCGATGATATCGAGCTGCCTGTTAAGACAAAACTACTAGTCTAAGTACACGTACAATAATCACCGCGAGTAAATCATGTCGGGTACGCAAGTAGTCATGGAACGCAAAGCTGTTGTCGTATCCGGCACAGCACAATATACGATTAAAACGACGTGTACTGTCGCAGGCACCCTGCAGGATACCGCTATATTTTTGCTGAATATAGTCACGCCAGATGATCCAAAAGATGACACATTTAATCGTGTTGTGGAGATCGCGGATTCGCTGACCTATGTCACGAATCGGGACACCGCGATTGTAAATAGCGATGAACTCTGGCGTGCGAGTAGTACGACGCTCACGTACGACGATATTGAAACGGCCAACGCGGCTTGGAAAGAACTGTCCAGTCGCATTAATGCGCTGACTGCAAACTACGACGCGTTTTTGACGGAGTACGAGACTTTCGAAGGAGGTGATATTATCATCTATCCGACGGTCGACGAGTCCGCAAAACAAGGTCTCAAAGACGCGTTTTACGCAACTAACACGGCACTAGCTACAGCTACTACTGCACGCGACGCGCATAGCTGCACATCTATTGAAACAAATATTGCTACGACCGAGACAAGCCTACAGCTGGCTCAATCAGATCTCACAAACGCACTAACTGTTCAAGCGGGTATTTCAACCGCGAACAGTATTTACACCACTGTTTACGGTACCCTCAACGCCAACAACAGCAATGCCCGCGCGTTGAATCAGATAACTTCTGCTACAGATGCTGAAAAGGACGCGCTAGAAGTTTATTTCACATCCAATGATGCATACTTAGCGCAGTTCAACGTACAGAATACGGCCCTCGCTACGCTATCGTCCGGCACCATCAGTACAATGGTAACAACTTTGCAACTACGCGTAACTACGCTAACACAGGCGAAGAATGCGCTATTCGTTGACCTAAATAATTGCCGCGCTGAAGATGCTTCTCTTCAGGCGGCAGTTACGCAGGCACAAGCTGCGCGAGCTGCGGCGCTCACGCTAGTATTGGCAGTGTGCCCTGACTTTGTGCCTGGCGCCTAACGGCGCTTATGTATTTGTTGCATATATCGTTTTGCTGTCCGGGCCACTTCGCCTGTATGTAATCAGATACATGCGAAGCCACGCTTAACGACGGGCCGTGGAAATACCCATTCGAGGTATGGCCATACGTTGACATCGTACCGTGCTGCAATTCCATCCGCCAAAAGGGATGATTGCGGTGACCCCAACCGCCCGATTCGCCGCGGATATACGGCCACCCTGAGTAAATAGCGTGCGCCAGTAGCATCTTTGGTTCGACGGTTATTGGTGGTATATCTGCACTTGCAAGTAACATCGGATAATCCATCCGAAGGTCTTTGTAGCTGACGTAGTACTTGTGCCGTGACAAATGTCCGCGGGCTGCAGTCACCATGTATTGCATGTATTCGGTCGAGTAGCCGGAATGAAAGCCCGCTAGGTAAGTCGGTACCTTTCGAGTATCGCTAATCGATTTACTGTGCTCTGCACGCCCCGCTTCTTTGATCAGGTAATTTATTTCGCCCGGCGAAAACCCAGGCGTTCCTGTAACAAAATCGGTATCTGTTTTCAACCAATCGAAAAGCGTAACCCACGCTTGTTCTTCGGTTGTATGTGTACGACAGTCTTTAATGCGACCACAGTCTTCGTAACCGCCACCGTGTTTCTTGGTGGCAAACGTGCATTGCGAGCATTCAACCTTGCGGTGGGTGGAACGATGCGATAGTTCCTGCCCGCGTTCGGCGAATTGCGTTTCACGTTTTGGTACCAAACGGAAGTCGTAGTTATCCCAAGGGCGTATCGCCTCGCTAAAGTCTGCGCTGGTTGCGAGCTGCCCTGATATGTATTCGAAACCCCCTACGTTTTCATAGCGTTTAGTATGGAACTTACTTACTTCTGTAGCGCTGTAATTCGTAGTGTTAGCGGCTAACCACGGATATCGCAGGTATACTGTACTCGGAAAACACGTACCTTCGGCTTGTTTTACGCACGGGCAATTATCCGTAACGCGTTCAAGCATAATGCAATCATTGTACAGATCGTTATAATCTACGGGAATCGGCTCAGACGCGGGGTTTTTTATGTCACGTAACAACCAACCGGCTAACCCGCTACTTTCTAAGTACTCGTCCGGCTTTACGCTGCTGTAGAGATTGAATCCGGGGCGTGTTGGTCTAGGTAGTGCGTACGTACTGAATGTCGCCATGATAGTGTTATCATCGACGCAAATAGCTATGACACGTTGCGCATCCTCGTAAAGGTCTGACAACATCCAGAGCGCTTTTTGTATATCTGTAAACGTCAGCGAATCTTCTGTATCGTGGAAGAGGAAGCCTTCCGACGCATAGTACACACGTAAGTATCGACGTTGACCGCCTGACTTGCCGGCTTCCTTACCAGGAGTCGTTTCACACAGTGTGTAGTAGCGTGCCATGTTGCGGAAGCCCTTCAGCTGCTTGGAATTGCTGCTTGAGCTTCGCAGCCTTCACGGGGTTGATCATGTGGTAGTATGAAATTTTACCCATGATTTGCGACTTTAGCTGCTCGCCAGACTCCATGCGCATTTCGTGAGCTACAGCGTCAAAGCCCTTTATCTTGCAGTTGTGAATACGTGCGCGTAATTTACGGTAATGTAGACGAATAATATTGGGCTTTGCGTTGATCGTCATACCCAACAAACGCTGCTGTCGTCCTGGACGTGTTACACGGAGCTTCTTACGATTAACTTCGTAGCCCGACTTCTTTATGATCTTACAGATTGCGCGAATAAACTTGTTGGTGTCGTCGCGTGTTAATTGTACGTTCGATGAAAAAGCTAGGTCATCAGCATATCGGGTATATGCCATATTCCACTTAGCGCACTCTTCGAGCACAGGCTTATCGATACGATGGTGAGCTACCCAATTGCAAATAGCACCGCTGGTTGGCGCCCCTTGGGGAACTACGTAACGTGTGCCTGTCAGCGTATCGACAGGAATAGTAGCAATATCTGCAATAGCGCTCACTACCTCAAAAGGTAGATTGAACTCCGCTTGTAGGGCGCGTCGAATCCATGCACGCCGAGTACTTGGGAAAAAGTCCTTTAAATCGATAACGATTAGCAAAGGCTTTCCCGCGTGCTTTTCAGCACTATAACGCGTAGTACGTTCTGGCACGTACGCAGCAATATGCTCTGGATACTTTATCTTGGTAAAGAAGCGTTCGAGCACACGCGCCTGTACATATTTGAGTTTCGGATCAGGTGAGTGGATAACTCGCTTACCGCCCGACTTCTTCGGTATAACAAACTTCTTGTACAGCTTCGCCCGGCGTACGATGAGCCCCATCAGCGTACGGTTTCGAATACCCAACGAATGCGCCAACGACATGGTATCGAACACCGGAGGGACCCCCTCCGGTATTTTAGACACATGCGGCAGCTCGATGATGTTAATCGTTGTCTTGCTGTAAGCTGACATCTGCTGGCGTTTCCTCGATCTCAGAAAAGTCTAGCGATTTATAGCAAACAGCTTGCCCCGGTACGCACTCACCCTGAAGGTGCATAAGCATTCGCGGGCATATAGAACAAATAGGACGGATTTTATCCTGTGGCGCAGCGAGGGGTGTTGCGAGATATCCCATTTCGCTGACCGCAGGAACCACAGGTAAAGGACGCGTACGCTTGGCATTCTTTTGTTGGTCCGTAAACCATTTGTGCGACGCGATGTAACGCGGTCGTATTTTCTTGCGTGCAACTGAAGTCAATACAGGCACCACAGCTACGCGATTTAGTAAATCATGCTGTACAGCAAAAGCTTCCCACCAGGCAAGAATGCTAGGTTTCTTGTCTAAGCTCTCGCCATCCAGCAGCGGCTCTATCTTTTTAGATGAGTCATCCCGTTGGAAACGCTTATGCGTTACTTCCGCGACCTTTAGTTTGTAGAGTGTATCGCGCATGTCATCCGAAAACGGCAAGACGATTGCGTACCCGAATATCTTCGGTATCAGCTCTCGATCCGCCCTATCGAAGAGATACAACTTGTCGAAGGGTATTACGGTACCGACAACGTTGCGCTGAATGTGAATGTCTATGACATTAGACATACGAATCCTCTAGTTGATAGTCCTTCATCATGATCGTGATGTGTCCACTATCAGCCATCACAGGCTGTCCCCTCGGGGTGAGCAACCATACGGTAGGCAGGGGCAAGCGCGTAGTAGGCGGTGGAGCGTAACCGTCGGTGCAGTACACCAGCACGTCAGGCGCTTTGTCTTGGTTACCGAGTAATTTCTGTACGTGAACAAACACAGCCTCGAAGTCTGTGCCACCCCGTCCAGTCAGATTAGGATCAATCTGGGCAGTTGCGTCAATCCAATACTCAGTACAGATATGCGTATCTGCGTAAATCACGCAGATGGACACGTCTGAATCTGATTTCTGTATGTGCTGCAGCTCTGCTAAACCTAACTGCAGATCTTTAGTGCTCATGGAACCCGAGGTATCCACAGCGTATACAATCGTGAATTTATTGTCTTGTTTAATGCCTGGAAATACAGACATCTGTCTGATCTTGGCGTAGCGTAAAAAGCGTTCGTCTTTGTCTTCTTCGAGCTTCTTTCGCGCGTATATCTTCAGAGCAGAGAGTTTCTTAGACGGGCGGGACATGCCACGCATACGCTTTGTTTGCCGCGTACGCTGGACGATATTATGCAAGAACTCCGTCCACGAAATAGACGGCGGTGTCAGCATCCTACGGATAAGTTCCATCATATGTCCCGGAATAGTCCCGCGGGACTTCTGGTCCATACCCGAAATAGCAGACTTAATTAGTTCTTTGCCGTGTTCCTGCGCCTTATGCGTATCGCTCTCATCGGGATTTGCCGCATTCCACCCCATATGACTTTTCATGGAGTTGACTAGCATTTCCAGTATTTTATGGTCTACCGGGTCGAGGTCACCGATTTCTTTCGCGAGTTCCTCGGGGGTCATGTTTGGTTCTGGCGCTTGGCTCTGTCCTTGGCCCTTGCCCGAACCTTGCGGCGAACCCTGCCCGTCCCCGGACCCTTGCCCAGATCCATCTTGGCCTTCGCCGGGCCCGTCGCCTTGACCTTCGCCCTCACCGTCTTCCGGCCCTGGCTTGTCACTCTCGCCTTCACCGCCGCCCTGCTCATCATCTTTCGACGGATCTGCTTCATTCGGTTTATTGATGGTGCTTTGTACTTTATCGTTTTTGTCTTTTAGTATCTGTTTCGCCAGTTTATACAACTGCTTTGGCGAGGCAGTAAGACGCTTACTCAAGAGTTCCATGAGTAATCGATGATAATTCTCGTAGGACAAGTCAGCGGGTAACGGCGGGTCATACTTATCAGGCGTGACCCACTCACCAAGCGGCTTGTCTTTGTGTTTTATCTTGGGCCACGAGCGGGCTAGCAGCTCATTCGCAGCTAGATCGACTGCCAGATTACTGGTGATGTCAAACAACGCTACGTCATCGTCTGAGGCGAAAATCTTACGCAGCGTCAGAGACCTAGGAATCTGCTCCAGCACTAAGTGCAGAACCTCGTGCTCACAAGTCGCGCAGACTTCCTCGTAGGACACCGTAGCTGCGAAAATCGGATCGTAGATAAATATATAGCGTCCACGCTGTACGCTGACACCCATGGTACCCATGCCGGGAATAGCGTAGCGGTCCATCAAATTGATGACACGTGCGTAGAAATTCTTGACTTGGTTACTCGTCAAGTACGTGAGTGCATCCGCTACGGTGTCACGTCCTTTAGCTATGGCCTCATCTACGGTCAGTTTTTTATGTAACATAGCATTTTCTACACCTGTTCCCATCCCGCGCCTCCTGCTATAATCCAGCCATGACGATTATCGACCAGTACAATGGTGATCCGGTCTACGCACACTTGCATGTGCTTACGCGTGATTTCCCCCTTGCTCGCGAAATGCTAAAAACAGCGTCATTTGATACCGCGAAAGTCGCGTCCGACAATTTGCCGAGCACTGCTTTCGCGTGGGAAGACGAAAGACGCTTCCCAATACATACACGTGAGGATTGTATTGCTAGTATCTTTTACCGCAGTAAGGTCGGATCTTTTGTACCTAGGCACGTGGACGCTAAGCTGGAAACAGCGCGCACCGTGTACAGTATCGAGGAGTCAGTCTTCTCGCCTATGAAATGCGCGAGTGCGGTAGAGACTACATACGCGTTGCCCGAGAGCAGGCGTCTGCCCTTAGACAGTGCTGCACAAATCAAGGTAGCTGAAGAAGTACTACACCGTGATTACGATTTGATTACGCTCGAAAAGCGAGCTGATGCATTTAGTCGGTTATATGAAGCCGCAAAAAAACATAACGTAACTCTCCGGCCATTTTCGTTGAAAATGGCCGGCGCTACGGTGAGTAATCCTGCGTTGATCCGTGATTGGCTTGAAGCGCGAGCAGATGCCACTACGGAACCTACGCACAAAGTAGCTTTCGAAAAGCTCGCCAACGCTACGCACAAGATGCCGAATGTAATTACCAATCGTCGTGACCTGGTAAAACTTGCGGTGGTCATTGCAGAGCTCGATAAGACCGCAGGACTTACGAAGTTTTACGACCGTAAGATTCCCGACCCGCTGCAGACCGTGTTCAACACGGAAAAGATAGCAGAAGATATGTGCGACGTGGCCGGCGTGCAAGTGCCTTGCTCAGCGCTGATGCAGCTGCCCGAGGAAGTATGGCAGCAGGTAGACGCACCCGAGCTGGCGCAAGTTGCGCAATCCGGTGATCCTATGTCCTTCAAGCAAGTGTTCGAGACTCTGCCGCTTGATGTGAAATCTTCACTGCGTGATTACGTCACCAATGGGTGAGCACGACAAATTAGCGCGCGAAGCTTTGCGGCTCGATGAGACGTGCGCGAGTGCGTGCATGAAAGCCATGTTTTGCCTATTTGATAACGACTGGCTCAACTGGGAACCGCAGACTCTCTGGATTGAGCTAAATCATCAAAAAGTAGACGTGCCTATTGGCAATCGCTCGCAGATCATGGCCGCTCGTTCTCTACTCACCACAGGGCGTTTTTGGTACGACGCGAATGCTTTCGAAGCAACGTGCATCGCGTTCAATAACGAGGAACCTACGTACATGGGCGTAGAGGACGCGCCCGTGGTCTACATCAATTGGGCTGTATTTGAGGCTAATCTCATACATCAAGAGTATGAAAAAGAGACATTGGAATTCGACCGAGAGCCAATCAGTTATACAGCCGTACAGCTATACCGCGAAGGCTTTGCTATTGCACCGCCAACGCTCGAAATGGCTTCAGTAGAGCTAGCGAAGCTCCTGCCAAAGGGAGCTAAAGAATTAGCAGCCACCATGCACAAAGCATGGGCAGACGCGCCTAGAGGACAAGCCTTACTAGACGCGCCTTACCCGGAAACCACCGAAGGTGTTCAGCTCGCACGGCTAGCTGCTGTGCAGATTTATTTTGACAAACGCCTTCAGATGCGCGAACGACAAATCGCGCCTTTCAAGAGCTGCTGATCAAGCCATTGGGTCTGCGTCGGTCACCATGTTTGCACGGACGCGGTATTCGCGCATCGTATCCATGATGAATTTCATCTTCCCCTTGTATTCCGGTATCTTTGCAAGACTCTGGGACAAGCGACCGAGGTATTTATCCCCGTCTGTACCCTTAACCCTGCACTGTTCACCGAGGCTAGTTGTGAGTGTCTGAAGCAGCTCATTGGGTAGGTCGTGCATAAACAACGCGAGTCGCGGAGCAACAACAGAAGGCTCCGGGTTCAAGCTGAACAATTCGATTGCCACACCCTTGCTGACATCACTAATAACGCTGGCACGTGTCTTTTGCTTGTTCTCTTTCTCGACGAACTTCTTGGTGTCCTTGTCAATGGCGCAATTGAGAATAGCCGCAACACGGCCACGCACCGCTGAGCCGTACGTGTACTCGTTCAGTATTTCCGACGGCTGGATAAGCGTATTCTGGTCCTGTACGAATTCCATGAATTTCTCAGCTGCATGAGAACCAATCTGGCCTTCGACAAGTCTGCAGACAGCACCGTCGGCGTAGTCTACGCCAGCCTTCTTGGCGGCCTTCATAATGCCCGAGACCTTCTCCCAATTTGAAGGACAGGCAAAGGCCTTGCCGGCATCACGCGCGCCTACGTCGTAGAGGTACGTGCTCGCAGCCTTGATAAACGCAGGTACCAGCGGATGCCAGCCGGCAGCTTTTGTATGCTCCAAGAATGCCTGTAGGTCGTGCACGCAGTACACGAAATTCAGGCGTTTGCGGATAGCATGGTCCTTTTCAGCTTCATTGACCAGGTAGCTGCCATCGCTGGGATTCATCGCAGCAACTACCAAAACATTGGGGTGTAACTGAAAGTTGTGTACCCGACGCTCATCGGTAAGCGTGAATAGCGCGTTAACCATGGCCTTATCGCCGCGATTCCACTCGTCAAGAAACAGCACAGCGCAGCCCTTTTGCTCCGCCTGTGTATTGAGGTCATGCATCCACTGCGGCGGTACGAAGTCGAAGGTATCGCCCTTTTCAGTGAACATGATCATGGACACTTCCTCTTGCGACATGTGTCCAAAATTGAGCGGATACATAAACCCGCCCTTTTCTTTACACCATTGGTGTACGATCGGAGTCTTACCGATTCCTGTTTCGCCAACCAAGCACACGGTGAGCTTCTTTTGCATAGCCCACACAATGTTGAGGATTTTTGGTATCTGCCCCATGCCCGTGGGTCCAATACCGAGCTTTTCCCAAGGTTGCGTGATATCTTTCTTATCAGCCATAAATTCCTACCGTAGGTTCAACAGTCAATGACTTCGAATGATTTTTCAGAGTTATCGATACGTCGGTCAGAGTGGGTGACTACTCTTTTGCATCTCGATGGAAAACCATTCTCGTTAGAACATTTTCCATTCTATCGACACGTGTACAATAACATATATCCGGCAATGTTATTGAAGACCGCACGACAGGTTGCAAAGAGCACCACACTCGCAAACTTCCTGATCATGGAGGCATGTAGCACGCCCCACTGGAAGAGTTTTTTCATAGCACCTAGTCAGGAACAAACGACCAAGTTCTCACAAACCCGTGTCGGGAAGACTATATTTTACTCTCCTGATATCAGGCAGCGTTGGGTCTCAAAAGAACTATCAAGTCGCGTTTATCAGAAAATGTTTACCAACGGGTCAGAGTTGGCTTTCTCGTATGCGAGTGATGACCCCGACCGCGCACGCGGTGTATCAGCAGACCGCGTAGCTTACGATGAGGTTCAGGATATTTTATATGACGAGGTAATACCCGTTATTAACGAATGTATGGCTAACTCGGATTACGCGTACGAGACGTACTGCGGCACGCCTAAATCAATGGAGAACACCATTGAGCAGTTGTGGCAGTGGAGTACGCAGACTGAGTGGGTTGTTAAATGCCAAGCTTGTAATACGCATCAATTCTTTGTTGATGAAAAATGCCTGGGTAAATTAGGGCCTATATGTTTGAAATGCGGTAAATACCTCAACGTCCGTAACGGGGAGTGGGTGGACATGCACGTCTACCCCAAAGGATTTGAAGGTAAACGCATCAAGGGTTTTCACGTACCGCAGGTAATTCTACCTAAAAACGTACCTGTTTCGATGCCTTCAGATCAAAAGAACCAGGATGTTGCTTATAGTCGCTGGAAACGTATTCTCGATAAGCACAGCGTTTACCCACCCTCCAAGTTCAAGAACGAGGTAATGGGCACGTCGGATGCTATCGGCACGCGCCTATTGTCTAAAGAAGAACTAGAGAGCATGTGTGAGGAATACGAAGTCCAAGAATACCCCACGCACAATTTACTCATGTCGGATGTCCGCAGTGTCGTGGCTGGCGTTGATTGGTCTGGAGGAGGACAGAACGCCACGTCCCGCACGGTGCTGTGGGTATGGGGTGTCACCAGCGGGACCACCGAACACAATTTCAAACTGCGTACTCTGTATTTCAAGATATATCCGGAAACAAACCCTATATCCGGCGGCGTCATAGATCACATTGTCGATATCTGCAATCGATTCAACGTATCCCTTATTATTGGAGACGCCGGCGAGGGCGCATTAGCTAACTCCAATTTGCGCGAACGTCTCGGTCCTCATCGTGCTATGCAAGTGCAGTATCGCGGTACCGCAAGTGGCGGCGGTGGAGGTAATTCACGCCCGTTCTATTGGAATAGAACAGATCGATTTATGGCTGAACGTACGACCATGATCGACCATTATTTTATGTATTTGAAACGTCGAGGCGTTATATTTCCCAATATACGCAGCATGCAGATTCCGATTAAAGACCTGCTAAATGAATACGAAGAGGTCACGCTACAGGGCCGTAAGGTGTGGCGGCATGCACCGTCACAACCCGACGACTGTCTGCATGGCCAAATATTCGGCTGGATGGCTGCCAAGTTTATGTCGATGGACCCGATGTTTACGTACAACGGGGCTTAGAGACGAGCAGCAACTCAACAGATTATTCGGTGCCTGGCCACACCTACCTCACGCGCGGGGGGAACAGGTTAGGAACCCGCGGCCCGTGCAGGCATTGTAACGAGTACCTGTAACTAGGAGGAAACAGGGATAATCTAGAGTTGCTGCTCTATCTACTTGTACCAGAAATGTGTATGTTTTACGTGCCGTCGTTGGTCAATTCAGGCGTAGTAACGAAGGGTACAAGAGGACGTAGTTGATACTTGTACATGCGATTCTGGATTAGAAATTTAGGGTATGCTGCGAGCAGCAATTCGTTCGGAGCCTGCCACGAGCGTATAGCCGTCCGTGCTACGGTTAATATGCGACTGACTCCGAAAATAGGCACGAGATTTAACTGGCTCTTGCCGTCGTAGACAACAATGCAGGGATCTAGCAGTTCGACGTATTCCTGGCTGTTTTTCAGCGCGATGGCCAGCAAAGGCCCATCCGCTGTCGAGTACAAGAAGATAGGTCGGGCTATCTGGCAACGCCCGTCGTCCTTTAGTACAGCGTCGATTACTTCGCTGACCTTAAGTACCGCGCCCGTTTGTTTCCACTCTTGCCGCGTGGGTTTATCTTCAGTGTCTGTAACCATATACGGAACCCACTCATCGACATGCGTTGTCGACACGTGGTACATAAACGTCATTCCGTACTTATCGAATGTCTTCGTTTCAAGCTGCTTCAAATGCGTCAAGTCGGAGTTCTGTGAGGAGCTCATGTTCTTCTACAATCCCTTCTTCCTGAAGGATAATAGGGTGCTGTGCGAGGTACTTCTCGATGGACTGACATTCACCGTAATTGTCACCGACTTCTACGTCAGCCGCGAAAGGTACGGGTAACCACGGATATTTTTTGGTTACACGCGCCTCAGCGTACTCTTTAACAAACGGCCTTAGCTGGTGAATGTACTTCTTCGGGAATTGGAATACCAGTGAATCGTGCACAGTCAACAACATGCGCCCACCGAATTCAGAACGCAAGGGCGCGTCCATTTCGATGAGCTGTCCAAGTACGATATCGGAGCTTGTAGATTGTATTTTGAAGTTGCGGCCCTGACGCTTAGCGCGGCCGGCGTGTCGCGCGATAGCAGCAAGCGGGAACCGTCTACGGCGTCCGAAGTGGGTGTCTACGAAATGGTTCTTCGCAACTTCCAGCTCGACGATTTCAGCGTATTTCTGAATCTCAGGAAACATCTGATAGAGCAGCCCGATAAGCGCCTTAGCTTCCTCTACGCTGACGCCAATGGTCTCCGAGATTTTCTCTGGGCCTGCTCCGTAGAGAATTCCGAATACCACGCGTTTGATATTGGAGCGCTCTACATCCAGCAGGCGGCGCAGGTTTTTGTCGGGTATGAACGTCGCATCATCTCGGCGCGCGTACATCTCGTAAGGACGCTTGAATACCTGCGCAGCGAAAAAGCTGTGCATATCTAGGCCTTCATTGAGGGCTTTGATCAGCGCTTCGTCGCGTGCGTAGGCTGTAAAGACGCGAACCTCTGCGCCCTTGTAGTCGACGTTGACGATGAGATATTCATTGGAGTCCGGTATGAACAGCTTCTTGAGGTTCCACCCCGCGAGGTACTTGGGAACATTCTGCATGTTCATGTCACTGGAACTGAGCCTTCCCGTCCCCGTTCCGTTCAGATGAAATTGCGTATGCAGAAACCCGTCGCGCTTAGATAGTGCACGGACATTCGCTAAAAATGTATTGCGAGCCTTGCTTGCCTTGCGGTAACGCAATAGCCGCTCGATAAAGTACGCGGACTCTGTAGGGATGGTCTTTTTATCGTCTTCGTAGCTGACAAACTGTCGCAGCACTTTCTCAGAAGTGCTCGGCTGGTTTGTCTTAGTGACAGCACGAACTTCGTAGGCGCCTTGTTTATTGCCGTTGGGGTGTACCCAGCCCCAGTTGTACAAGACATTGCCCAGCGTCTGCGCGCCATTGAGGCTAAACGACTTGAGCCCCGGCGGCTTTGTAGCAGCCACCATTTGAAGGAGTTCTTGCTCGGTGTTGTGTACGACTACCGAAAGCGCTTCTTCGAGTACGCCGATATACGCCTGATCAACGCGCATGCCTTCGTATTCCATACGGCCCAATACGCGAGACGCCGGAATAGCATGCGTACGCATTAGGGGACGTACTTTAGACCGCTCAACGAAAATACGTCGAAGCTGTATATTAGCAAGTTGGCGTGTTACGTCACCATCGACTGCGCCGTAGATTTGCAGGTCATGTACGGGAATATTTTCAAAGCCCGCGTCTTTGCTAATTTGCTGCTCTTTCTTGGTACGCGGATCTTTAGGGTGCTTCGGCTCTTTCAGCGTCTCAGGTTTTTCCGGCTTAGTAAACCACTTGACGGGTTTTTTGGGACGCCCGCGTTTGCCCTTCTCCCAGCTGGCTATATCGACAGACCAAGCTGCTTGGCGACCTGCTAGATAGTCTTTGCAGAAGTGATAATTTTCAAGGGCCAACGCATGCTCCCGCACAGCCGCGTCGTATTTAACTTTCTCAACCTCGTAAATGACGAGAGCATCTTTGTATTCTTCGAGTTGTTTGAGAAAGCCAGGATGTTCCGTCGCAATAATCTTGCGTAGGTCTTCTAGCTCTTTGCCCGCTTCATCTGCTTTAGAGACGATTTCGTTCTCTTCTAGAAGATCATAGAGTTTATCCTCGTAACCTCCGTATTGGGGTATATGATTTGCTGTGAGGACTTTCAGGCCATAATTGCCCTTCTTGTCTTCATCGAGCAAATGCTCTCCCAGGAGCGTGTCCCAAAACACTTCGTTCACAGGCATGCCGTACTTGAGCTCTATGAACTTCAAATCGAATTTGGCGTTATGGAATATCTTGGGTTTACGGCACGCAAGTAGTTCTTTGATTTTAGCAGTAAGCTCCGGGAGCCTACGGAGATATTCCGCGCCGGCGTTGGGGTGGTCGTACAGTAATGTGGCTGCCTTGCCGTCATCATACCCGAAACAAAATGCGATGATCTTAGAGGTAGCCTTTTCGGCGTATAGCGTATTTGTCTCGGTATCCACGGATATGTGTGAATCCGCCGCGCTTAAGTTGCCGCTTGTGTAACGCATAATCATGTCACAGGCCTCTAAGGCCTCGTCCATAGTTTTAGGCACCAGATAACACTTAGCCAATTCATCTAGGCTAAGTTGCGGCACGCTAGCATTTAGGACACGATCAAATATATTGGTTAAATTGAGCTTGAATGTTTCGAAGACGCCTGGTGCCGCTAACAGTGCTTTTTCACTGAAAGATACATAGATAGGGGCTTCGTAGCTGTAGTGCTTGAGAAACTTGTTGCGCGAATCACTATATTGCTGCTTAGCACCCAGCTGGCGTAAAGCCGTCGCACCCATCGCCACAATGACTTTAGGCTCGAACTGCTTGATCACGCTCTGCACATTAGGCTGGCAGTGATGCAGTACTTCTTTATTGGGCGCGCTGTCGTCCAGGGATACGCATTGCGCCGCATAAGTAAACGCATAAGTAATAGGCGCGTATTTGGGATATTTGCGCGTCAAAAAGTCTAACGCCGAACGTACAACCTTGCCGCCGTGTCCCCTAAACGGAGTACCTGCCGTCCCGGTGCTCGCCGATATGTCGTCAGGTTGTTCCGCGATAAATAGGACTTGAACATGCCCGCTTTTATCACCACTACCGCAACGGCGGTTTTCGTATCTCGGACAGCCTTTGCAAATCTGTCCCTTACTTACGGGGTCAGTCATCAACCTAGCCCTTCCATTGGATCTACCGCACTTGCCGGAGCTTCACGGAACGATATCTCCTTGGGCGGATTAAGTGCAGCGACTCTAGCATCCTCTTCTTTTTGATCTGCGCCTACTGCTTCTTCGTGACGCGCAATCAGCGACTGTACGGTGATAATGCTATAGACATCTGAAGAACTCGTCATGCCTTTGGCCATGAGTCGACGTATAATGCCGAGTTTGTCGGCTTCAGGCTTACTCACAATCCAATCACTGACCGTCTCAGCTTCAGACTTAAGCGCGTAGGGCGTTCTTGTTTTGTACTGATTCTTTAGTAGATTTAGCCTTACTTCAGACCAGACTACACCAAGGCATTTACACGCGTCATCATAATAAACACCAACCTTTGTGTTATTTATCTTCTCACGGTCGTGCGGGTGTAAGAGTAATGCCTTGATAGTCGTCATTTGATTCTCTTCTTCGCGCGAAGGAATACTAGACGTAAGGATGGTATCTATGAGCGCATGGCCAGGCGTGCTGTGCGCACGCTCGTAGACCTGCTGCTTGCGCGTATCGCGGTACTTATCAATGAACTTTTGACCGTCTTGACCAAACACATTGAGAATAGCCGCCATCGGCATGAGATTCTCAGTAAACCGATCCACGTTCTGTATCGTAGTCGTGCCTTTAGCATCCGCTTCACGGCGACTGCCGTAACGATCGTATAAATACGCGTACTGCGTCGCTACGTTAGGCGCTAACGTTATTGCGTTAATCAATATGCTCAGACGAAGGTCTTGTATCTCCGTAGCGGTAAACGCGGCACGTAGCAACAGGCGCACGTTATTTCGGTTGGCGTTCTTTTTTAGGTTAACCGTGTTAAAACGGCTCTCATCCATGGGATCGTGAATAGGAGTGCCGCTCGCAGTAATCACAGTATTAGCGATATTGAAAGATCGACCCTTGCCATCCACCGTTCCCTGGTTGAGGGTAGTCGAACCACTCGTGGCTAACGACCGTGTACGTTGATAGAACAGTTTTCGATTACGGGATTCTATCGAGCCATCATCCGGATCATTCATTTCATCCAAAACGGCAACAAGTCTTGTATTTGTGAATGTCTGGTAGAACGCAGCTTGTGTGAATGTATCGAGAGCTAGCGCATGGTCACATAGCGAAAACTCTCGTAACTGTGGGTGGTTGGAGGTTACCGAAAGAAGTGTCGTCTTTCCCGATTCGAACTGCGCGTAGAAATGCGTAAGCATTCTCCGCATAGGCATTACGTCATACAAATAGTTATAAAAAACCAGGCCAGCACAGTATAGCGCGTCAACCTCTTGATTTTTGAATTCAAAGCCGAGATTAATGAGCTTGTGTACTTTCTGAAAACACTCAAAGGGGCTGTACACCGGCCGCTGCATTAAGTCCTTCGGTGATTTAATGAGTTCCGTCCAACCTATACGCATGTCATCAATGAGGTTATAGCGATGCTCTAGGTCAAACACTTGCCCGTTATCAAACGGTCCCTCTAATTCCGTGACAGCGGCTAATTTACTAAAATCAGGTGACCATTTTAGCTTGTAAATACTGTTGCCATTTATGAAATAGCCCGGGGCACCATTCTGCGTATGATCAAGGTGAATGCCTTGCCCTTTGACGCGGGTTTTGGCTTCATCTACCGATTCAGCAGAAAGCATGCGGTACGCGCGCTGCACCGCGTCCTCGATCATGTCTTCAGTTTTATCCAGGGCAGTCTGGCCTGCATCAGGGGCTTCTACGTCGGGGAAATACGAAGGTAATCCGATCTCGTCACGTGCCCAATAGTACATACTGCCTTTGCTCGTATACCGGGCAAACTGCGTCATTGCAGAGTCTTTATTGACCTGTACATATAAATACTGCTTTAGTTTCTTGTTCCACAGTTTGAGTACACCTGTATGGCTGTCCCACGTAGTGGTTTGGTATGTCTCCCCCATCCAATCTTTTATCTTCTCTACAAAACCCAGGGATGAGTCGTCTTTAAGACGCGTATGCCGGAGTATTTCACTAGCAGGAAGACTCGGGCATATTTTGTTGAATTCCTCAGCGAATACCTGCCGCTCTGTGTCATTTTTTAAGTAGCCCGTAAATTCAGTAGCTACTTCCTGTAAACCGATAACATTGTCGGGATGAATAACGGCTATTTTTAGCTTCGCGCGATCTGCGCACCAACGTGTTGCGAATTCGTAATTCTTCGGATTACAGAATTCACGGTATACAACATCAAAACCGTGAATCTTTATAGCTTCATCGGGGTCTATTTTACCCGGTACGTGGTTGCGTATACGTTGTGGCCATTTAAATACTTGAATAGCAATATCGCGTGTTTTCGGCAAAACACTCGTAGGGTAGAGATCGCCCGCCGCATCGTCATCTCCGATTAACCGGCACTCGCTAAATCCGAGATCAGTCATAAAGTCTACGCCGCTATGGCCTGCACCGCCGAGCGCTATGATCACTTCATCTACATCAGCACAGTGCGTCAACATGCCCTGAATAATTGCAAGCGCGTCGTGCTCTCCTTCTACAGCCGTAAAGCGCGTAACTTTTTCACTCGAATAGTGCTTATAAAAAGCCGACACATTTAATCCAAATGCACCTAGCTCCGCAGTATCCACAGCCTTTATAAACCGTACGGACTCTTTATCCGGTCCGGGTATGCGCAATTTAAACGCAGTCAATTTGTCGGGAGACAAACCGTACGCATATACGACGCAATTCATGTAGGTGACGTTTAGGTAGTCGCCGACGAGACGCATACACCAGAGAATATCGTCTTCATTGGCGCCTGCCTGCGCGCACAATTTTTGGAGATCAACCGATGTTGGCAACATGCCGATACAGCCCAGCATATCTACTGACGTAAGGCCTCGGTTTTTTAACCAAGTGACAGTAGATACGGCCGACTGCGGCGCTTTATCAGCAACCCACACGTTGCATAAATAGCGATGAAACACCTCGCTCAATAGCTTCATGCGGTGTTGTTCTAACTCGGTCGCGTCTAATTTCTTGAGATCAAGCTTCTCAATTTTGAAATGGTCGCGGAACATCCGCGCCACATCCATATAGCTGCCTGGAATATACTTACTGGCAAACTTGATAGGGTCAGTAATATAAGTGTTGCATGCAAAACACTTGAAGTGACCCTTATATATATTCAACGTACCCGACGGGTTAGTATCCGGATGGTACGGGCACTGGAGCTTGATCGTATGCCCTGCGGGCTTTACCTGCTGGGCACCTACTGTATTCAGTAGTGTCATCCAGTTCTCGGTAGGTTGCTTCCAAAGCTTACGAAGCTCAGTCGGATCAAACTTAGGTGTTTTCGGCCCCTTTTCTTGCTTCGCCATCAATCCCCCGGAACGTACAAATTTCACGGAAATCGCACCACTTGCAATGCGCCCCCGGCGTTGCAATAGCTGCGTCTACCCGCTCAGCTTTTTTATTCAAATAGCCAAGCAACCACGGCTGCAATACCTCACGTATATACTGAGGCGCAACGGGACTTCCCCATTCAAGTTTACCGTGTGCTACGTAGTGTAGGGCGCATTGAACCCCTTTTAAATGAGGAAAAACTGCGAGCGCCATAACCGTGTAGAAGTCTAGTTGCGTCTTATAGTAAGACGCGGGGCGGACTCTTCCAGACTTATGGTCGAAGACGATAACATAATCACTCTCCAAGACCAA